TTCGATCTGGTAGACCGTGTGACTCCCGTATCGGTATTCCACCCCTCAGCCCTCCGTATCCGCCTCCGGAGGCTAAAGCTAACCGGCTGAAAGCCGGTGGTTTCAACCCTTTCTATGGAAAATGAAAACCCCACCGAAGCGGGAACGGTCGCATCGGCACTTGCCCTGGACGGCCTGCCAGCGGACTTGACGCCCGAGCGAATGAGCCAGACCCTGTGCCGTTTTTGCACGCGGGTCTCTCTATGCTCTGGATTCCCTTCACCCTGGCCGCCGCCTTCACCCAGGCACTGCGCAACGCCCAGCAGAAACAGCTCAGCCGCGAAGTGAATGCGCTGGGCGTGACCCTGGCGCGCTTCATCTGGGCCTTGCCGCTGGCCGTGCTCTACCTGGTGCTGCTGTACGCCAGCGCCCCCGCCGAACTGCCGCAGTTCAGCGGCCGTTTCGTCTTCGACGTAGCGGCCGCCGCCTTCGCGCAGATCTTCGCCACCGCCCTCATGGTGCTGCTGTTCCAGCGCCGCAGCTATGCCACAGGCGTCGGCCTGGCCAAGAGCGAAGCCTTGCTGGCCGCGGTACTGGGCTCGATCTTCTTCGGCGCCCTGCTCGGCCCGGTCGGCTGGCTGGGCGTCATGGTCGGCTCGGTGGCCGTCTGGCTGATGAAAGGGCGCAGCGAACCCGGCACGCTGGACCTCACGACCCTGCTGCTGGGCCTGGCGAGTGGCTTGTGCTTCGCCCTGACCACCCTGTGGGTGCGCGATGCCTGCCACCAGTTGCAGCTGCCCTTCATGCACACCGCAGCCTGGGCGCTGGTGTGGACCATCAGCATCCAGGTCGCCGCGCTGACTGGCTGGCTGGCCCTCCGCGATCCCCAGACGCTGGTGAAGCTGTGGAAACGGCCCTCGCTGGTCTTCCGCATCAGCCTGTCCAGCTCCATCGCCTCCCTGTGCTGGTTCACCGCAGTCAACCTGGAAGACGTCGGACTGGTGAAGACCCTGGGCCAGATCGAGGTGTTCTTCACCCTCCTGCTGTCGCATCACTGGCTCAAGGAGCAGGTCTCCCACCGGGAAAAACTCGGGCTGCTGCTCATCGTCGTCAGCGCCGTGCTGGTCATCCTGCCGGCGCTGTCGACCTGAACCCAGGCCGGCCGCAGTAATAGGTGCCGGCTCGCGCCGGCGTGGTGCTGGTGACCAGGGCGGGGAACCCAACAGCACCGGGGAAACGAAAAACCCGGCGCGATGGCCGGGTTTGCTGGATCGGGTGGAGCCGCTTGCTGTGCTCGCACCTATACAAGAATGACGACTTTTTACCCCTCGATTCCCATGGCAGCAAGCCCTTTTCACTGCCATACCCTCAATATCCCTGTTACGTCCGGCGAACGTCCCCTGTACGTCGGTAATTCTCCCTATCTGGATTTCGCTTTTCCCTTCCCACCCCATTCGTCCTATTCGAGAAAATCAGATAGGGCACCACAAGTTATTGATTTATATAGAAATGTCTCATGTCCCATTGATATCTGAAGTCTATATATAGGGGGGTGGTGGGAAATACACGCTGCGCGCCTGCGCGTATTTGCTCGTGCGCATACATGCGCGGGCGTGTATGCGATGGGACACGGGACAAGCCCACTAACGGCGTACCCTGCACTTGTCCCATTGCCTTTGGCGCAATGGGACAGACGGGACAGGCAGAGGCGCACCGCTGCATCGGTGCAGTGATATTCCACTGTGTATCCGGTGGCACCACATCGACTGGGTTTGCTCCACTTACCCCATGGCTATAGACTATTTTTGTAGTTACAGAAAATAAGCCATGGAAATCGAATTTGACCCCGCCAAAGCGGCCAAGACCAGGGAGGAGCCCGGACTTGATTTCGCCGATGCGGCCACCGTGTTTGCCGGCCATCACTTCACGATTGAAGACACCCGAAATGACTACGGAGAACCCCGTTTCATTACAGTGGGATTCCTGGCTGAGCGGATGATCGTCCTTGTCTGGACACCCCGCGACGGGGCTCGTCGCATCATCTCCATGAGGAAAGCCAATGAGCGAGAACAAGCCTACTACCGGGAGTACTTGGATCGACCCTGACGATGCCCCGGAAATCACTGCCGACTTCTTCGAGCAGGCCGACGAATACATCGGCGACAAACTGATCCGCCGCGGCCGGCCGCGCAAACCCAACCCGAAAACCCAGGTGACACTCCGCTTGAACCCTGAGGTAGTGGACTTCTTCAAGAGCACTGGGGCCGGCTGGCAGACCCGGATGAACGACATACTGGAAGTCTTTGTATCCGGTGCGCGGGCAGAACACTCCAAGCTGTCTGTCAAAGTCGATGTGAAACGCCGCCCTTCCAAAGAAGTAAGGGACCTGATCGCCATGACAGAACGGATGCAGGAACTGTTGAGCGTCAGAAACGACAAGCACGAGGACAAAAACGGGCATGATCCGGAGCCTCAATCATCACGCCGCCCTCCTCTTCACCAGCGCCGCCCGCACGTGCTCGTGCGCCGTCCCCAGTGCCCGGTAGTAGGCACTGGTGCCGGAATAGCCCAGCGCCCGCGCCTTCTGGGCGGGTGTGCTGAGCGGGTTGCGCAGGTAGTGCTCGTAGACCAGCAGGTTCAGGTCATGCCGCAGGGCGTTGACGATCAGCTCGGTCACCGGGAAGCGCGGGTCGTCCAGCCCGCGCGAACGCTTGGTGGCCGGAATCACCACCCCCTGGCTGTCGATCAGGGTGCCGATGGTGCAGCGAACGTTGCCGGGGCCGGGGAAGGACTCACGGATGGCCCGCTGCTTGGCCCAGGCGTGCAGCAGCTCGTCGATCTCCTTGATCAAAACGCCGTCTCCCTGGCCTTGGCCGCCGCTTCGGCCGCCTCGGCGGCGGCCGCCACCTTCCAGCTTTCCGGCCGCCGGTAGCCCCAGGGGCGGATGCCGCTCTTGCGCGAGGCCGCCAGCCGCTCCCGTCGCCAGCCGAGGCGCTGCATGATGTGGCCGACGCGGATCTGCTCCGGCCGGCCCCAGTGGCCATAGTCCAGCTTCAGGGCATCCTGCAGGATGCGGTCGGAGGTGACGGTCTCGCCCGAAGCCGGATCTTCGAGCCATTGGCGGATCGGGTACTCCCAGGCATCCACCGTGTAGCGGGCGTCCTGCTGCTCCGCGAACTGCTCGGCTTCCTCCCGCGTCACCCACCAGCCCTCGCCGGCCTGGAAGCGGAACACCGCCTCGGCCCACAACTGGTCGCGCAGCTCGCGCAAGGCCTCCAGCTCCACCTTCTGGCAGGTCACCGGCCAGTAGCGGCGGTTGCCGGTGGTGTCCTTCAGGTACTCCTCCTGGTTGGTCGTGCCGGCGAAAACACACTGGCGTGGCACGTCCAGCACCCGGCGGCCGTAGCTCTCCCGGTAGGTATCCACGGACGCCGAGAAGAACTGCTTGGCCCGGGTCGACTCGGCCTTGTTGAAGCTGTCCAGTTCGCCCAGCTCGACGATCCACTTGCCGCGGATCACCTGGAAGCCGTCCTTGTCGCCCAGGTTGAACGGCGTATCCATGAACCACTCGCCGCCCAGGATCGACAGCGCCGTGGACTTGCCCGCGCCCTGCGCGCCCTCGAGGATCAGCACCGCATCCGCCTTGCAGCCCGGCCTCATCACCCGCGCCACGGCCGAGATCAGCCAGCGCTTGCCCACCTTCATGCTGTAGGGCGACATCGGCACCCCGAAGATCAGATGCAGCCAGCTCTCCAGGCGTGCCACGCGGTCCCACTCCAGCCCCTGCAGATACTCCCGCACCGGGTGGAAGGCATGGTCGTTGGCGACCACGCTGACCGCCTCGACCACGCTGGGCGCCTTCACGCGCAGGTTGTACTGCTCGGCCAGCCACATCACCACCCGCGCATCGTCCAGATCGCTCCACTCTCCCGTTTCGCTGCCATAGGGCGGCGAACGGCGCTTGACGATCTTCGAGCTGAATGCGTTGTAGCCGATCACCCCGGCCCAGCGCTCGTCGTTCCCCAGGATCAGCGCCACATTGAAGGCATGGGCAATCAGCGCGCCGGATTCGCTGCGCTGCAGCTTGTCCTTCCAGCCCCCGGCCGCCGGCGGGCGAACCACCGCCAGCACCTGCCGGCGTACCGCCTCCAGCCCATCGGCGACATGCAGATCGTTGAAGTCGGTCCACTTCTCCTCGCGCCCGGTGCCGAACACCGGCACCACCGCCTGGCCGCCGAGGATGGTGGCCGCGTTCGTGGCCTTCTCCACGCCCGGATTCCACGGCTCGCCGTTCGGGCGGCTGGTCTTCCAGTCGTCGTCCGCGCAGAAGATCAGCGGCCGGCCGGGGAACTGCTCCCGCATCGTCTTGCCCACCGGCAGCAGGTTGCCCGCGTCGAAGGTGATCGCCACGGCACAACCGGTCGCCATGTGCAGGCTTGCGCCGGTGGCGTAACCCTCGCACACCAGCAGCGGCTCGCCCGGCTCCGGGTGCGGGCCGATCAGATGGAACGCTCCCTCCTTCGCCATGCCGGCCGGCCAGTAGGTCTTGTCGCGGCCCAACTGCTCCTGCTTCTGCGGGTAGATCACCTGCAACCCGGCCAGCTCGCCGCGGGCGGTACGCATCGGCACCAGGACGGCCCCACTTCTCGGCGCATAGCGCACCCCGAAGCCGACCACCTGCTTGCGCTGCAGATAGGCGCTCGCGCCCTTCTCCGCCATCTTCGGCCACAAGGCCGCCGCCCGCCTGGCCGCGCGCCGCGCAGCGTGCTGTTGCGCCTCCGCGGCACGGCGCTTGGCCTCCTCCTGGCGGGCGCGCATCAGCTCGCGCTCCTCGTCGGTCAGCCGCACGCCCTTGACCTTGATCTTCTCCGACGCCCCCAGACGCCAATTGCCGTAGGCGCCGAAGATCAGCGTCTCGCCTTGCTCGGTCCGGTACTCGTGGGCGATGTACCAGCCCGTGCGGGCCTTGCCCTTGTCGCCCTCGGCCTTCACCCGGGTCAGCTTGCCGAAACAAAGCGGCAGCTCGACTTCCAGGCCGAACTGCCGGAACTGCTCCAGAACGTCGTCCATGCGTTCAGCCATGGAATCCCTCCACCGCCCGCTCCAACATGCGCTCCAACGCCAGCAGCGCGCCCTGGGTGCGGCGCAGGTGCAGCTTGCACTCGGCGAACTCCTCGCGGTCGATGCGGCCGTCGTCGGCCAGGTGGCGGGCGACCGAATCGGTCAGTGCCGACTGCCGCTGCAGGGTTTCCCCCACCGCCTTCAGCACGCCCGGCAGGGCCTTGTCGTGGTCGAAGCCCTGCAGCAGCTCGCGCAGGTCCACCCAGGCCGCGTCGCCATAGGCCTCCATGATCGAATCCACGATGCGCGGGTCGCGCGTGGCGGCGATCACCTCCTCGATCTCGTCCGGGTTCGGCGAGTGGGTCGGCTGGGTCGGGCTCATCTTGTGCTGGAGGGTGGTCGGGTTGCGACCGTAGATGGCGGCAATCGCCGCGGCACCGCCGGGGAAATCCCGGCAGGCGTGGTACAGCGAAAAGCGCAACGCCAGAATCTCGCGCTGCGCCCGCTCGGAGCGGCCCGAATCGGCTCGGCTCATGGCAGTAATCCCCGAAGTCTGCCAGTGCCGCGGCGCAGAGGCTCTGATAAAGTCGCGCCGTGGTCACTTGCAAGGTGGTCATAGGCAGGCGGTGGCTCTGTGGTAGGAATGCCGCCTGCTCCCCCGATGGCGAGGCGCCCGCTCCGCGAACGCCCCGCCGTTACAGCCAGCGGCTCTGTGGTGGAAAGGCTGGCAACCCAGGGCATCCGTGCCCTGGTAGGTGCCCGAACCCGACGTGTGTATTGGTGTGCTCCCGTCGGGCTCGACGCACCGCCCGACGCCCTTGTGGTGAGGGCGCCGGGCAGACCGGGCGGCTGGTTAGGCCGCCCGGTTTTTTATGCGGCAGCGACCGAATCGGTCGGCACCGGGAAAAGCTCGGGCAGATCGGGGCGCAACTCGTGGGCCTGAATGGCGCCGTCGGTGGCGCGGACGACGGCAGGGACGCGTTCGGCGGGAACTCGCCCGGCCTTGATCCATTTCCATACATGCGGCTGCCTAACGCCACAGCGTCGGGCCAGTTCCGACTGGTTGTTGCCGCAATGCTTGAGTGCCTTTTCCAAGGCCTCACGCGCTGAGATGGTCATAGCGAATCGTCCAGATGTTGTGTTCACGTCGGCAGACTAAAACCTAGGGTTTAACAAGTCAATACCCAAGGGTTTTGGACAGTATAAAACCTTGGTTGTAGCCTTCGCGCATGGACTATCTACCCCTCTCCGAACTCCCCACGCTTGCCGACCGCATCAACCATGCGATGCAGCAGCGAGGCCTCACCCAGCAACAGCTAGGCGAGGCCGCTGGCACGTCCCAGACGACCATCCAGAAGCTGTGCTCGGGTAAAACCAGGGAAACCAAGAAGCTGAATGCCATAGCTAGGGCATTACAGGTTTCCGCCAACTGGCTGGCCACGGGCGAGATCCCAGAGCTGGAGGCAGAGGAAAGGACAACTGATAGCAAGGTCCATCTTGAACCCTTGCACCCATGGGATGATGGCACTCCCCTCGATGATGACGAGGTAGAAATTCCCTTGTACAAGGAAGTCGAACTCGCGGCCGGCGGAGGCCGCACCGCCGTGCGGGAGGTCGCGGGCCGCAAGCTCAGGTTCTCCCGCGCGACCATGCGCGCCGCAGGCGTGAACCCGGCCCAGGCCGTGTGCGCCACCGTCTCGGGCAACAGCATGGAGCCCCTAATCATGAGCGGCGCCACCATCGGCTTGGATCGCGGCACCACCCACATCGTCGACGGCGAGATCTACGCCCTGGAGCACGACGGTATGCTGCGGGTGAAGTTCCTCTACCGCCTGCCCGGCGGCGGCATCCGTCTGCGCAGCTTCAACCGGGAGGAACATCAGGACGAGGACTACAGCCTCCAGCAGCAGCAGGACGAGCACATCCGGATCTTGGGCCGGGTATTTTGGTGGTCGACCATTCGGCCGCTGAAGTCGGCGCCCCTGATTTGAGGCAGAACATGATTTTCACTTGAGCATGAGGCCACATCAAGCTTGACCATCTAATTAAATTATTATTGACCATACGTTCGAATGCGCTCTGGCTACTCTGAAAGCTACTCAATGTGATCAATCTAACGTTCATAATTTTAGCATCCTCTCAAAGCAGAGACTTGAGAAGTCTATAGTGAACATTCTTATATCTAGGAGCTTGAGCCTCCATGAAAGTCATTAGTTTTTTTAACAACAAAGGTGGGGTAGATAAGACCACACTTACATGCAACTTGGCTGCCCATTTTGCACGCAGAGGGCAACGTGTGTTAAGTTGTTATACAAAATTAATCCGATATTTTTCGCCGTAACCTGACAGCACCTGGAGCACATGGCTGGTGAGTGATGGGAAGCTCTGGTAAGCCGTTACAGGCAGCCATTCATACTTGATTTTCCGCCAGAGGATCTCGATCAGGTTGAGCTCAGGTGAGTACGTTGGCAGGAAGATCACGTAGAGCCGTTGTGCTCTCCACT